CTATCCAACACTTTTCTACACACAACACATGGATATGAAAGACCCATACTTCCATCATGCAAAACCCTCCAAATCACAAGGCGTCCATATTTGCGATGAACCCATTGAGGAAATTTGTGATTAGGAACACCACACCTGAATGACTCTCGCTTCAAATCATAAATCATTTTGCGCTCTGCACAACACATGCAATCATTGGTCAAATACGGGACACTGGGACGGATCAAAAGATCCATCCCGAAGTGGTTTTTTAGACACAGAACATCTTACTATCGTATACATTACATTATATAATTCTGAAACCTTTAAGCAGAAGTAATATAATTACTATTAGCATAATTATAATTACCCAAAATACCCATAAATAAGGGTTTATAAGCTTCTTTTTTAGATAAGATATAACCTTTTTTTCATACGACTTGAAGTAATACACGGCGTAATCTTCAATCATGTCAGGATCTAAACCATCGGAAGAATCCTCACATGTTTCGCCAATTAAATCATTTATTTGTTTTGCACTACAATTTTTAAAACAAGCTGTATTCACTGGATTACTACACATGTTTGTTGGGCAAGTCCCATCATCAGTTGTAGAATATGCACAACTTTCACCCTGAGAAGATAATAAACCTTTTTTAGGATTGAGAGGTGTTAGTGTGTAGTCTGTCCCGTCTTTATTATTTACATCAACAGTAACACATGAACCAATAAAGTTTGGACTTTTAATTTCACTGCCTAACCCATTGTTTAGTGATCTACCATCCAAATTAAATGAATATAGTACTTGATATGTTGGGTAAAGAGGAATACCTTCTTTCGAGTTATAAATAATATCAATTAAATATATTATATCATTACAAATGAACAAACTATTCTGGTTTTCTATAGGTACACCACTACCAAAAAGATAGTCGTTCAAACTTGAACTATCATAATTTGATCTAAGTCCATTGTTGTATATGTTTTTTAATGTAGTTGTGTTTGTGATAACTATATTATTTTTTTTTAAACCATTGGGATCTAATATATATGTATTACCTTGATTATCTGCTGCAAATCCGTATATGTCGTTTATACTAATTTTAAGTGGTTGTACTGTAACTGACATACAATAACCCACTATTATTTTTTGAAATGTTTCAAATTTCTTGCTGAAGGATCAGATGCATTTGTCCATCTAGGCATCCACTGATATGGGCATAAAGATTCGTGTCCATATCCAAACATCTCATTGAATACATATCTATAATTCTCACCCTGTGCAACTAGTTCTTCAATCCACTCATACCCAACTGCATCACTCATTCCATTTTTCTGTCTCCAACAAATCTCTTTTGGCAACATATGTTCGAATGCACTTCTTAATATCCATTTCTCATACCCATCCTTTGGCATCCTGGTTTGTGTATCCATGTGATTCATGACATATTCAATCAAATCCTTGTCAAAAAACGGGACGCGGAGTTCAAGACCATGAGCAGCTGTTGTTCTGTCTGCTCTCAAAACATCAAACATATGAACGTCATTCACAAGCCTGTTGCACTCCATACTGAATTCATCCTTGGTTGGTGCATCATGCATATATAGATATCCTCCAAACAATTCGTCTGAACCCTCTCCACTAAGAATAACCTTGATATCTGTATGCTCTCTAATATGTTTACTTAGTAAAAACATTGGGATTGATGCTCTGACTGTAGTCTTGTCAAACGTTTCAAGGTGCCAAATAACTTCTTCAATAACTGAGAGTCCTGTTTCAGCACTAAACACAACCTCTGTGTGATCAGAGTCTAGATGTTTAGCCATTATACGAGCAGCAACAAGGTCCGGAGATCCTTCTAGTCCAATTGAAAACGTCTTAATCTTTTCATCTAGAATAACCTTTCCAAGTGCAGCCACGATACTAGAGTCCAAACCTCCACTAAGAAAAAATCCAACATCTCTCTCTGTATTCTGAACTCGCTTGCTTACAGCTCTATGCAAGTACTGGTATATGAGTTTTTGTGGTTTAGCAGTTAATAAACTGGGATAATCCCAATAATCTCTCGTCCAACTATGAAACGAATCAGTTCTAGAATCATACAAGTGACCAGGTGGAAAAATGTTTATTGGCTCATTTAGCTCCAAAAGTGCTTTAGCTTCTGAAGCAAACGATATACCTTGGTCACCCCTCGAGTAAAAGAGTGGTCTAACACCGACTCTATCTCTCGCTGCCCATATATCATCACCGTTTGTATATACAAATGCAAAGTCTCCATCGAACGTCTTGCAAGCATCCCACAATCCTCGTTTGTCTATTGTAGGGAGAATGACAGAACAATCTGATCGCCCTTTGGTACCGCCAAGATCCATATAGTTGTAAATCTCAGCATTTGCAACGAGAGTATACTTGTCATTTGAAAATGGCTGAACATCCTTTGAATTTGTTCCATTTATCCTGAGTCTATGAAACTGAATTCCATACTTGCCATGACGAGCATACACATTTGCATCTGGACCTCTGTGACCAATCCTAGAACGAAGAGTTGTGCAAGGAGATACAATCAAACCGCACATACAGTATATAAAAATATACTCTTTATATTGGTAGAAAAGTGTGTTGTATGTATACTCACATATACATGGATAACAAAGATGGATCCCACAATCAGATTCAAGACGTGCTGCATCAATCCAGACACAACAATTCCACAAACATTTTACATACCAAGTCACGAATGCGCAAAGAATATTAAAGAGGCCTCTTTGCGTATGCGTGAAGCATATTCAAAATTAAATATAAAAAGAGAAGAGAATAAAGTAAAGATGATTCAATATCAAAAACCACGATCACCTGCAAAATGTTCAGCTGTTACTCTGCAAGGAACTCCGTGTCCTTTCAAGGCTGTGTGTGGAAAGTTTTGTTCACGCCATACTATTAATAATCTGTAAAACCTCTATAGTTTTACCAACATTCACTAGAATGTCTGATATCTCAATACAATCTCTGAAATAAAAGTCTGGAATTTGAGCCATAATCTTGTAGAGAGGAGTAAGTGCTGTTGTATTATCTACAAGGTCATCAAGAATACTCAACACATCGGATGATATATCATCCCTCTGATCGTCAGAAAGTAATTCTAGACGTTTTGTAATTGCACTCTGTAAATCAATCACTTTGTCAAGACCCGTCATTAAAGACTCCATAGATAGTTATAGATGTAATTCTTTAATCATCATCATCATCGTAGTATGGGCTAATGACGTAATATCCGTTATAACCTGTTGCAGGTGTTCCAGTCTGAGATGTAGCGAGAGCTAAGTAACCTCCTTTGTGTGTTCCAGCACTGCTATTTACAAGTCCGACTACATACATAGCTGTAGCACTAGCATAACTTGTACTTTTACTGTTTGATATTTTACACATTGTCCCTATTGATACTCCCAAACTACTTGCAGTTATATCAACTAGATTACTAGCATTGTCTGTTACATAGTACCATACGCTACTTGCTGGGAGTACAGCGGCGGGGGCGGCGGGGGTGCCTCCACCAGCGGCGGCAGTCGGATCTAATAAAATACCAGCTGAAATTCCATTCGCTAGTGTAATTTCTTTACCATTTCCAGACTCTACTGCTGTAAGCATGAGAGGATACTTGATGTATCTTCTACTGTGTCCACTCCACTTTTCCTTTTCTTCTTTTTCACTATTACTGTTCATGAAATACAAAAGTGCTAGGACTGCGAGAATAATCAACATTGTGTTTTTGCTAGCCATTTAATTTATACATAGATTATTTTTCTGGCATCCTGGACAATTGACATGTCGTGATCCATCCTGGTCAATCTCATGTCAAAACACTCTTTCATATATTTCTTTAAACATTCTTTGTCTGGATATCCCCATATCATATCCTTCTGAAACAAAAAGTCATCAAACCCAATAGGTCCTGTAGTACACTTTATAATATAAGGTGTCTTTACATATTCTTTCAACCCTCCATAGTCTGAGATTATAACTGGTTTATTTCTCATTGCAGCTTCTACTGCACCCATACCAACACCCTCTGAGTGTGAACAGTTTATATAACAGTCGCATGAATTGTGTAACGAGTCCAAGTGGTCTTCTGACATTATATAATTTATAACAACAACATTTGGAATATTGAGTTCTACTGGGTCTATGCATGTAGCCTTTAGCACGAGTTGAGCTCCTGGGAGATTTAATTCAGTGAATGATTCTATGAGCATTGGTATATTCTTTCTCGGATCTCTTATATTTCCTATTGTATAAAATCTATATCCTGTATGAGATATATGTTTTATACATTTAGGTTCTGATACATAATGTCTCAACAATTTCCATTCAGTATGTGGAAATTGTTTTTTCAATATATTTAATGAAAATTCTGATGGAACATGAATAGTATTAAACTTTTCGCAAAGTAAAGAATATGATTCATGTACAGTCTCAGTTTCACATACAGTCATGTATATCCATTCAGAGCATGAATATAGATCAAGTGAGTCTAGATGATCTTTGATTGGTAATATAAATGTAAATCCTCTATCATAATGTTTTAAAGATGGTTTCTGTCCAAATGAAACATATTCACCATCAACGAGTGAGGCATATTTCAATAGAACGTGTGCAATACCAGACTTTAGTGAAGGACCTATGAAGAGCCACTTCATATAATGTGAGGGAGAGAAACTTCTTTAGGTCTTGAAATTAGTCTAGTCATACCATCACTATGTAATCCTTTTTCAAGATATATTTTAAAATCATCAATAGACATTCCTTTGTGTTTATCATCATTAGCATGTGCATATGTATTAATTTTATTCCACACGTGTTTATAATCACCAAAACTAGACAGGTGCCATCCACAATCTTTTATAATATTAAACTTCCATCTATTGTTTCTAAAATAGTTTGGACCCATTCTTACAAATAAATCTTTATTCGTCACTACAGTTCCTATCCATGGTTCACCAGTAAATATATAATCATATGAATATTCAAACATTGTCATGTGTAATGATGATACTGGGTGTATAAATTTAAATTTTTTCAAGTCAGGAATCTCATCAACATCACTCACCATCACAAGAGCATCTGATGGTATAGAATCATCAATTCCTTCAAGTATGCAATGTCGCTGATACATTTCTCTTGACCAAGGATCAGACCCTTGAGG